ATGAACATTAACAATAAAAAAAGTGTCATATATATAATATCTATCATCTCATTATTCATTTTAGCAGTGGTAGTGGTAGGACATAAATTCATATGGTCTAATGTTGAAAAAATTGGTTCCATGGCTACAGCAATAGCACTGTTTGCTGTAATGTATCAAGGATATGTCGCTCGAAAGGCCTCAATATTAGCGAATGAAGCTAATGTTAAAAATTCCTTTCAACAGCAATTTAACTTAATACTTGAACAACATAACATATCGTTAAATGTTTCAAATGAATGGGTGAAAAAAAACTCAAATCTTAAACTAACCACACCAAAATACATTATGACAATCAGAGGAAATAAAGAATTAAGTCCCTACATGAGAATTCTTTATCACACTCTTAAAATAATAAAAACTGAAATATCAGGGGGAATCACTTCACAAAAAAAATATACATCCATAGTTAGATCATTTATTCCAAATGACATTTTATTATTGGTTGCAATTAACTCATCAGTGATTAATAAAAATCAATTCTCAATATCTGACAGTAGTCAGTATGAGTCTTATTATAACATGCTCATTGATTATGATTTTTTTGAACATCTAGTGATAGAACATGCTCAGATGATAAACCTAAAGGAGAGAATGCATTACATATCATCACTTACATATAACTCATCTTTAGCATATTACACTAAAGATATAGACTTACATCTTCATGAATTTAATGTTAAGGAAAATGTACATATTGAGAAGTTCGATGAACTTTTGAATGATGTTAATTTCTACATCTGTTTAGCCTATGACTTGCAAGGTAAATATATAAAAACTCCAGATTATTTAAAGGAAAGGAAAACAATAGGTGAATTAATTACACTTTTCGTTTCAGCATACCAAAAAAAACTTTCACCTCAGCTATTTTTGGAGTTTACATCAAATAAACTGAGTGAGTATGTTGAATCTCAAGTGGTTGGGGTCATTGAAGCAGGCAGTTATTATTACAGAACACACCTTTCTGCAGATATAATTCATGGATTTTATCACAAAGATGAAGTTATTGATTTTCTCTTGGAAAACATTAACTTTATCAAGAGCATGAATCACTTGATAATATTTAGAGACGGTTTTACTTATGACCTAAAGAAAATATTAATAAAGAACTGTAGGCAAAGAGAGAGTGATGAGATTTTTTCTTATAACATGAATAATTCAATATCTTTAATTTCAAAAAAAATAGAATTTCTATGCACAAAACTGATCTTATTAAAACAAAGAATGAAATATTATGATGAGCCCAGTGATATAATGTCGAATATAAGAAAAGAGTTAGATGATCACATAACGATAAAATTCAACAGTGATGACAAAAAAAACCGAATACATTGAAAATGTATCACTTAAAAAAAGAGTGAAAGGATGCGATCGTGAACTGGTTTGATTGATACCGAAAACTAATCTCTCCAGTCCTAAACCAATCCCAACTTGCTATTCATTGCCAAGTTAACTATTAATCGTTACACTAAAAGAGAACTGAATTGATCTCAGATCTACAAGTTGAGTCCCATCAGGATTTGTAACCCTAATCAGTATCTGCTTGCTTACAGGGCTTGTATATCTAATATCATTGGCTCCCGCCTCGCCCTGGAATGAGCAGTGGTTAACAGATCGCTCTGTCACATGCTTCTTAAATGTTAATCTAAGCGTTCCCGTAGACTCGATTAAATAAGAATCAAGAATGGAATCGACATCGGTGACATCGATATTGCCATCAATACCTCTTGACAATGTAACTTGCCGTTTAAAATCAACTGTCATATCTGTGACATTATCTAATCCATCAAATAATTTTCTCTTTGTATTAATATTACTTATTTTTACATTATATACTGGACCAGTAAAAGATATAAATGAACGCATCCCTTTCCCCAGAATGAAATCATCCTTAATATTATCAATGGTGATTTCATTACCAGAACCAATATGGACAGGTGAAATATTAGAGTAAGAATGAATTACTAAGTCAATAAACGATACAAAGTTTGCATTGCTGCTAATGGCTACCATTGCCCGAATAAATTCGCCGTTGTCTTTCACCATATCTTTAGCTTCAGAAATAGTAATTGCAATATTTTTTAATGTTAATCTGTTAACAGTTCCTTTCCCTGTACTTTTATGGACAGCAATACCATAGACTGGCAATTTTGATTCATATTGCTCAATGTTTACAACACCATTAGCAATCAAAATATCGTTAATGTCACCCTGTTCAGGGTTAAGAACTATACCACCATTAGAACCTTTAAACTCAAAATCAGATAATATTAATGATTGACACTTTCTGATCATTACATCACACATATTTCGATCATTTAAGTTACTCTTATTGCTCACGACATTCTTAATAGTAATGTTTTTACAAAATCTATTCGGATTTTTTTTATCCAATGAAACATATATACAATGACGTCCTAAATCGCCTTCATTAACATTCGCCTCAAAATGAACGCCATCAATTACAATGTACTCACAAGCTTGCAACAACACACCATAACCACCAGACGCGCTCTCAGGATGATATTTGTTATTTTTTGAGACCACATTTTTAATCGTGGATTTTTTTACATTTGTGAATAATACTGTGCCATTGTAGCCACGAGATGAAACATCCTGTATTTTTAAACGTGATGAATTAATTGCATTAATTGCATACCCGGCATTACCACCACTCTCTGGTCCATTCTCTATCACCCCAGACAATGCAAGATTGGATACAGCAACATTAGAAACCCCCTGCATTAATATCCCGGAGCCTTTCACTTCATTTATTAAACCACCTCCATCTGAAGTTATAGACGAATGAGAAGGCATTATGATTGGTTTATAAATCACAACATTGCCAATCACCTCTTCTTTTTTAAATTTATTTAAATTATTTTGCAGGCTATTTTCCCCTCCCCATTCCGCAGTAAGGCCGGCAGCTTTTAATATGCTGTATTGGTTCAGAGCTAAAATAGTAACCAATGCCTTTAAAAAAAATCGTCTTTCCATACTAGTTAGCCCCTACAAACCACGAGAGCAGGAATCATAATGAGGTTGTATAGCACAACCTCAAAGCGAATTAGTATAGGATTTTTCGCAACTTATGGAGAATTACTCAGCTCAGATAGATTCTAAGAATTTCTGAATTTTATCCCCCATTATTTTATGCCCGGCATCATTGGGATGTAGCCCGTCTGGTGATGATGTAAGTATCCCTGCAAAAAGAACCATTCACTTTTAGAGATCTTCCGACATACTGAATATGTCCCCAGAAGGAGATCGCCATGCGTAAAGTAAGATTCACCGAACACCAGATTATCGCCGTTCTGAAATCAGTCGAAGCCGGTCGAACAGTCAAAGATGTCTGCCGAGAGGCCGCCATTTCAGAAGCCAGTTATTATAACTGGAAGGCAAAATATGGCGGGATGGAAGCGGCTGACATTAAGAAAATCAAAGATCTGGAAGATGAAAACAGGCGTCTCAAACAGATGTTTGCTGACCTGAGTCTTGAATGCAGGGCACTGAAAGATGTCATTGAAAAAAAGCTTTAAAATCAGTGATAAAGCGTGAGCTCGCCAGCTATCTGGTCTCGCAGTTTGCGATGAGCGTACGTCAGGCATGCAGGACATTATCACTGAGCAGGACGGTATTTTTCTATCAGCCCGATACCCGGCGTGACGAACCCGTGGTTCAGGCGCTGACGGAAGCGGCTGAACGTTATCCGCGATACGGTTTTAAAAAGCTTTTTCAGGTCATTCGCAGGCAGGGGAATGTCTGGAACCATAAGCGTGTACACCGAATTTACTGCCTGTTAAAACTGAATTTTCGTCGTAAAGGAAAGCAACGTTTGCCGGTACGTAATCCTGCACCGCTGGCGACACCGGAGGCGCTTAACCAAAGCTGGTCGATTGATTTTATGCACGACGCGCTGACATGTGGCCGGCGTTTTCGAACTTTCAATGTCGTTGATGATTTTAACCGTGAAGCACTGGCTATCGAAATTGACCTGAATATCCCGGCGCAGCGTGTCGTGCGGGTATTGGACAGGATAGTGGCAAACCGTGGATATCCACTGAAAATGAGGATGGACAACGGACCTGAACTTGTTTCAATTACTCTGGCGCAATGGGCCGAAGAGCATGGCGTGATACTGGAATTTATCAAGCCGGGCAAGCCAACACAGAACGCGTTTATAGAACGGTTTAACCGAACATATCGGACCGAAATACTGGATTTTTATCTGTTCAGAACGCTGAATGAAGCACGGGAAATAACGGAATGCTGGCTGAATGAATACAACAGTGAACGGCCTCATGAATCCCTGAATAACCTGACGCCGGAAGAATATCGGCTGATGGCTAAGAAACCGGGGATCTCAAAAAGTGCGTGGAACTAAAGCTGGGATACTTACAATGACAGGGATGGAGCTGTGAAATAGAATGCGTTTCCTGCTGCTGTATAAACAGGAAGATTGCTACTGTGATACAGATCCAAGCAAGGTATTGAGTAGTGGTCTGCATAGCGTTTTATTAATGACGCTAACTGCTCCAGCGTATAGCCAACCACGTTAGGTTGAGCATTGCTACCCCAACTTTTTTCCCGAGGTAAAGGCGTGAAAACAGCTATGCGCGTCGAATAAAACTTTGTGATAACACCCAGCAAACAAGTGTTAATACAACCTGAGATCGTCGCCGTCCCAGTATCAAGAAATGCCCCCAGCGGTTTGGAGTTCCGTACCTGCCCCCAGTCGTTAGTACCAAAAAACACGGTAACGTAGTCAGGAGACTGGGAAACGGTATTCGCTACACCTGACCTGTCATGGTAGCCATTACCCTCATTAACCGTCTCTTCTTTGTAACGGTCAGAGAACAGCTCCAGCTTTAGCGGGTCGTCTCCAATAAACTTAATGGCTACGCCAGCTGCTGCTGCGTCATTCTTAACGAGACGAAGCACAGCAAGGCGACTTGCCTGCTCTTGTGTTAACTGTGTCATTTAATACTCCACATAAAAAAACCGCCTAGAGGCGGCTGGGGCGGCTATAAAAATCTCACTGGAGGCTTTGTATAAAATCAAAAACATCATATATAGAAAGACTATTTAGAAAACAGTCTATTTATTTAGATGAACTAATTTACGGACTGTTTTTCTCAAATCCTCAAGAATTAAATTAAATAAGCATTCAAGCTCTTCGCTGCATTCAAATAGAGATAAAACCAACTTTTCTTGTGGTCTACTTACTTTTTGGCAACTGGAATAAATTTCATTCGCTTTAGATAATGAATTCCTGATGCTTTTCATATGTGGCACTAATTCAACAAAATAGAGATTCAATAAAGTTTCCACTTTGTCATGATCATCCTTTGAATTCATTGATTCAAGATGATTATACACTGCTTCTTGACTGATATTACCTTGTGCAAAAGATATCTGGTGAAACTGATATCCATATAGGGCTTTACTCCATCTTAGAATATGAAGGTGTAAGTCCTCGGCTTTAGATAATAAAAGGGCTCTACTTGCTTTGTCTTGCTCATACGACACTTGAGCAAGAAATCTTCTCTCATTAAATTTATTAGCGATGAAAACACCACTTAAAGCACTTATAAAACCAATTAAAGCTGCAAACAAAGGAATAAAAGAAATCATCGATAACAGTCCTGCATTTCATGTGGTTTTATTTAATATATCAATTTAAATAGGCGGTTGCCAATGTTCTTCGATACTTAACATGGGTTATCCATTTACTTCTTCTGGCGTCAATAGCGTAAACTTCACACGCTTAATTTCAGCCAGTGTGAAGTACATCAACTCGACCATTTCAGTCGTGAGAGGCGCGAAGCTATTAACCAGATCAGTCTGGCATTGTTACATCTTGCCCGTGGATATTTCGCCTATTTGGATGATTAACACTATTTGATACACTTGTGTCACTTGCATACCATAAGCTGTTTGTTAAAGCACTTACATTCACTGCCAACGGAAAGGTTCGGATAATGAATCCAGTTATTTTTATTAAGATATTCGGCCAGGTCGATATTTCTAAACTCATATTGTCTACAAATCGAAATGAAGACGAGCTCGGTTCTGTTCTGAGGATTCACTTGCTATGCGAGCGCTTGCTTGACGCTTGGATCGCCGCACAGCTTGACAAGGAAAATTTATTCGAAAATTCTGCTGGAGAAAAAATTAAATTTAATCCAAGTTATGCCATGAAACTGGGTCTCGCTAAGAAACTAGGGTTACATGAAGGGCTTTGTACATGTCTTCAGAAAATAAACAAAATCAGAAATAGTTTCGCTCATCGATATGATTGTAACCCACTCTCGGAAACCGACATGAAAAGCATGGCAAGCATACTTAAAACGATACCATTGCCCGGGAAAGTCAAGAAAATAGATGATGTTGAGTTCATCATCCTAGATGAAGGTGGTCAACAAATCGCCAAATACTTATTCGATGATGATAAAACCCCCAATCGGATTCGCCTTACAATAATATTTGCGAATATTTTAGCAAGAATAGTTGTAGTTGCTGGTGAAGAATTAAAGAACATAAGTCCCTTAGGTTTTAAGTATTAAACGCATATCAAGTGATTGTTCATCTCTTCAAGTTATTGGTCTCAAGGGGCTGATTTTACCTTAAGCACTGCTGCCTGATGTAGTCTTGCAGATAGTTCACTTGCTTTGTGATGGTTGCGATTCCATCTCTGAGACGGAAATAATTGAGTTCAGCATCAACTGTAAGTCTTGGGCTTTCTCCATTGCCCAAGCTGCTGGCTCCGGAGGCTTTATCCTTTCCACAACTGGCGTTGAGCTGCAGCTTACGCTTGCCAGCAGCGATATCAGCGCGAAGCTTTTCGTTCCCAGCTCTTTCATCAGCCAGTTCTCCGGTGTACTTGGCATCAAGCGCAGCGTTATCTCGCTGCCGCACCTGCATATCGTTGATTGTGTCCAGCCGCTGCTGTGCGAGTGACTCGGCTTTATTGGCTCGACCCTGTTCATCTTTGTACAAGCCGTGATAGTGGTTAGCTGAATAGATAAGACCGCCAGCCAGACAAACGACAAATAGAGCGATTAATGCTTGGTGATACCATTTCATGATGACCGCCTGTCAAAATACACACCAATATGACCTGCACCCCAGCGCGTATAAAGCCACAAACGCCAGCCGGTTGATGGTTTTCCACACGCGATGCGAACTAAGCTGAGAGAAAGTAAACGCCACCACGGCCATTTTTGTGGACCATGAGACACTTTCATTCCATCGGCAAAGTGAGCTGCAGATAACTCGAATTTGATTTTCATTTCTGCCCCCATAAACACACTTCCCGTTCAATCTCTCTCCGGGTAATCAATCCTTTCCACTGCTGGCCACCAGCATAAGTCCAGCGGCGTAACTGTTCACAAGCGCCAGCAATATCACCTGCATTAAGCATTTTAAGCAGAGTTGATTTAGCGAAAGCACCTGCGCCAACGTTGTAGACAAATGAGTAGATGGCACCCAGCACCGTATCAGGAACGGGTAATTTGATAAGCGGAGTGACCTGTCTCGCCACTTTTGCAAGGTCTTTGTCCAGCAGAGCTTTACACTCAGCTTTTGTATAGGTTTTATCCAGGATAATGTCAGCGCCAGTATGACCATGACAAACAGTCAAAACGCCGACAACATCCCAGTAGGGCTTATATCTGACGCCCTCCACGCCATCATTACCAGTCGGCCCGGTTATCAGCATTGACGCAATGGCAATAGCCCCGCCACCCGTTACAGCAAGAACGCTTTTCCGAAGAGCTGAATACATTATTCACCTCGAGCGGCTTTGCGCCGATCTTCTCTGACTTTGAAATAAAGATTCGTCAGGAACGTGAGTCCAGCAAACGCTAGGCTACCCAGCACACCTATTGCAGCCCACTGTTCTGGCGAGTATCCATTCAATAACCGCTCAAACCAAAAGGCGGCGCTACCGGCAGATGCCCCATAAGACATCCCAGTTGTTAGTTTGTCCATACGGATCATGACCTCACCTCCGGCGTTGCCGTGGCACTGTGTAAGTTTAAAAGGAGAGTAAAGACACCAATGGAGTTGGTTGTTTTTGGTTTGCGCTCATTCCGTACCGCTACATGACAGAGAGGATTGAGGTGTGATTCGGTTGGAGATAAGCGCAAACGAAAAAAGGCCGCGCCATGGCATACTTTTTTTGTGGTTTATGTTGATGGGTGGTAATTTGAATGCGGTTAACTTAAATGGATTTTTTTATGTTTCACGATTTAGAGCGCTTCTTAACATATTCTTCAATATTCGGATTTCTTATCCCCCTCCCTTTCGTATTGCATTTTTTCCTTAAATTTACGGATGGAAATCGTCATTCACTATTTATGTCATTTTTATACATAGTCATGTTTATTTCTGCTCTGCTTTTTTTATGGCTTTCATCAATTAATGGCCTCAGGTTTCACTAGTTAAATCAATGTGCAATAGAAATTCCTGAAAGTGTCTAATCCTGAATGCAGAAAAGGCCGCACATGGCGACCTTGGAATTGATGTCCGTTTCGTGGACTGACGGCATAACCTAATCGCGAATCAGTTATGCACCCTGTGCTGGATAACAGCGCCGCCATGACGCCGTGTTTAGCTACTGGCGCGCCATTCAGGGGTCGAACCTGAAACCGATAGCTTAGAAGGCTATTGCTTAATCCTATTGAGCTAATGGCGCAGAAATAAAAAAAGGCCGCACAATGGCGACCTTCAAGTTGATGAAATTGCTGTTTGTATCCTTTCTCCTAACCATTTCATTACAGGCACAGGCATGGAGTTACCAAGCGCCTTGTAACGCGGTAAAGGTGAGTTTGATGTCCACGGAATATTTGTATGCCCCACAGGAAAACCCTGTAGTCGCTCGCATTCTGATGGTGTAAGCCGCCGAACCCTCAGAGACGGGGTATCTTCGACAATCAAACCGCCGCGCATACGCATGTCCTGGTTTGACGTTCCGCTGTAGCTGGCCAGCAGTGTGCCAGCCGTTTCAGGAATAGTACTCAGGCAGTATCGGTGGAATTCTCTTTCAATGCCTGAATAAGTTTTAGTGCCGGATTTTTTCTGTTTTCCGTAATATTTTTCAGTGCGCGGCGGCAAAGATGGGAACTCAAATAAAACGGCTCCGGGGTCAAATCCTTGTCGAGCACTTGCCATAACGAAGACTCGCTTACGAGACTGGGGCACTCCGAAAAATTCGGCATTGAGGACTCGCCAAGCAACTGTTCTCGATGGTCCAGAGACAATACTAGCGTTTGCCCATTTTTTCCCTGCTGGCTGTAGTGAGCAACTTTCCCCGGCCAACGCACCGAGAAAGCAACCGAATGCATTATCATGGCTATTTAATACTCCTGTTACATTTTCCCAAAGAACGATAGACGGCTCTTTTCCAGATGCAATCCTGGTTCTGTCAATTTGATCTGCCAGTTCGACAAAAGACAAGGTAAGTTGACCTCGTTCATCATCCAACCCTTTACGTTTTCCGGAAACGCTGAATGCCTGACAAGGCGTTCCACCAACCAGGATAGATGGCACGGCTATTTCCCCTTTGCTGATCCTTCCTGCAATTAGAGTCATATCGCCAAGGTTAGGAACATCGGGCCAGTGGTGCCGCAATACAGCACATGGGAACTTTTCTATTTCTGAAAACCATTCAGCCTTCCATTGCATTTCACTCCATGCAACAGATGCCGCTTCTATGCCTGAGCAAACGGAGCCATAAGTTAACGCTGTTAATTTACTGGTCATTTATACAGTATTCCATTAGTATCACCATGCTAGCTAGCATGGTGGGCCTTGGTTTACTTCATGACCAAACGCATGTGGTAAATGACTGTTGGCAGGATCGAGTCTGTCAACGGTCGCCCATTTTCACAAAGTTCTCGATATCGCAGATATTCGTTAAATCAAACCACACTTTCGCAGTGGTGGCGCTCATGCCCTTGAGTCGTTAGCTGAATTCACAAATCGTCGCGCAGCCCTCTTCCGGATAGTCAGCTGTTGCGATGTGGATCCCATAAACCTTGCTTCCATCATCGTTCTCGACTTCGCCGATAAACAGTGTCCCACCAGTGAAGTCCCCGAATTTATGCCCACCATCGCCACAGTGGAAACAGATACCCTCCATTGATTCTGCCGGGAGGTCTATTCGGTCGGGAACGACCACGAACCCTTCAGGGATAGCTGATTCAATAGCCTTGCTGCGTATCGCTATCAGCGCTGCTTCGGTGGCTGGGGTTTCTGGAATAGAATCAGGTATCACTTCTGAATAGACACGCTCCAGAGCGCTTTCCCACCCGTAGTAACAGGCAGCATAGCCATCACGCTGATATCCACGATCTTCAACGCCACAGCCCATACCCTGATCGTGATATTCAGGTTGGTTATCGGGATTAATCACATACTCAAACGTGGTTTTAAGAGTCGCATTCTCAACCACCAGCTGGTTACTTCTCGCAGTCTCTACGCTCAGGACGTGAAGCGAGTGACTCATAGACTCAAGACCGATAGCGACCGCTGATTCGGCTCGTTTTAACTTGCCTTGGAGTTCCGTATTTTCAACCGTCAATGCTGCTATATTCATATGCAGCTCAGCATTGCACTCGGCTAACTGAGCCATAGTCAGACCTTCGAATTTAACTGTCATGATTACCCTCTCCCCAAACCAAATTTCTCGAGGATTTCCGCAATTTTGTTTAACCCTTTGGTACCGGTTATAGGTTTTCCACCGAGTTTAGGAAGCTGCTTCATCGGCTCAGGGATAACCTCTCCGCTCCTGATACGGCGAACCATGAGAGACAACTCATCGGATGCTTTACGGCGTAGTTCGGAGTCGCTTAGGGCATTCGCGCGCATGTTCGAATACAGAGACGTCACCAGCCAGTAGCAAGCCTTGTGCTTCAGCGTTAACGGGGTGATTTTGTGATCAGGCCATGGATAAGACTCAGCATCGGGATAGGATCCGCGTGTTCTGCAGTACTGATAAATCATGTCCATCAGCTCGTTGGTATCGGGAAGCCCCACAGCAATCGCTTCTTCGGACTTACACCAGGCAACGAACTGTCCGGGTGATGGCAGGAATGGTTTCTCCTGGCGGCGAGCAACGCGCAGACCCGCTTTGACCTGCTCCATCGAGGTGATCCCATTTTCACTGAACGCCAGTACCCACTGCCCTCGGATAACGTCCAAGTCGCTCTGCGTACGATTGGCCATAGCCGCGGGAAACGTCGCCAGCAATTGAGCAAAAACGCTGTTGATGATCTGCGCTACCTGCTCCATCTGAGGTTTTGCCTGAACAGCACCCGGTTGATTACGACCAATACGGCTGACCTGGTCACGGTCGAGATGATTTACATGCTCTGAGATTGATTTCATTCGTCGAATACCCCGTTTATCCAGTCAGTGTTATTCAGGTCTAGTGGCGCTTTACCTGAGGTAGTTCCCGCGGCGCCGCGTTGCAGACTCAGCGTGTCCCACTGACCTCGAAGTTTGGCGGGAGAGAGAATATTCGTGCACCAGAAGGCATCCTGACTGGCCCATTTGAATAGTTCGCAAATCTCGCGATGCGTATGCCCATCCAGCTCACGCATCAGGCGAACGTCATTCGCCCAAGCAGGTAAACCTGGTTTTTTAGTTGAGGGTCGGATTTTATCAATCAGAGCGATGATCCACTCAGCACACTGCAGGTCTTCAGCGGTACCCCACTTGGCTCCAGTCGGGGTGTAAATCACTGCTTCAGGATGGGCTAATAAAAACTTTTCCAGACGGTCGTCAGAGGATTCGCCAGAATTCTCGGACGAAGATCTTTTAAGTTTGTTATTGTTATAGTCTTGGATGTCTACCGTTTCCGGTAACTCTTTTACCGATTTCGGTAACACTATTACCGTTTTCAGTAAGACTTTTACCGTTTTCGGTTTGTCTAAAATCCAGGCAGAAAGCTCAGTATTTACACCAACAACTTTCATTACTCCCTGCTTGTGACAGTGGATAATTTTTCTCTCAGAAAGAGACTTCAGCGCATTAGAAACATGCGTATCATCCAGGCCTGTCATCTCAGCAATCACCGTATTAGTTACACGGTCACTTTTTTTGTTCCAGCCGTAGGTAAGCCAGATAACCGCTTCAAAACACTGCCACTCTCTGCCTGATAATCTCAGGCGAGGTTTAAGCTTTTGAATTTCATTGGCCACTCTGGTGTATCCGTTCGACAGGTCGGCCATACGACCTCCCGTTTGCTCGGTATTTGTGGGAAATTTGATAATTTCAGCGACATTTGACATACTTAGTCCTGTGAATTGATCCAGTTAATTCCACCGAAGGCCAGCACTGCTCGTAACAGTCTGGTCTTCACCATTTCTAGGCCCGTCATATCAACCCCGGAACGAGAACCACTAACCCACTAGCCACTTGTGCCATAGACTCTATTGGCAATAATTTCAGCAACGCCTCTGCTGCCTCACGAACCTCCTTTTCAAGCTTCTCAATGGGTAAACCCATCAGCTTTGCATGGTGCGCTTCGCTACACTCTTTCACTGCACTGGCTACCAACTCCGCATCTGTCATTCCGTTTTTAAGGCCGTAACGACGTGCTATCTCAATCGGCATCACATCAGCGATCACTGGTAGTAACGTCGATACGTATCGGTAGGCGGAATGAAAGTTACTGTTGAGGTCGTCAATCGTTCAGCCAGCTACGTGGCCACAGCAATGAATGGCTTTCGTAAGCTTCGCAACCTACCAGCACAAACTAATAACTGATTTTGAATAATCTAAATAACGCATCCGGCGAAGATATAATTTCGCCGGTTAGGAGCTACCTATGGCACAGGTAATTTTTAACGAAGAATGGGTTGTGTCTGAAGGTCTGACAGTAAAAACAGGGCTAACTAAAAGACAAATCAAGGCGCTACGTGAGGGCATCTGGATCGAAGGTGTTCATTTCAAACGGATGTCAATGACCGGCACAGAAACCCAGCGCGGTCTGATTTGGTACAACTACCCACGAATAAATCAACTGGTTCAGGAATCGTAATGTCGTATCCAACAGGCGTTGAACTTCACAATGGCAAAATTAGAATAACCTTTGTATACCGCGGTAGTCGTTGCCGGGAAATATTAAAAGGTTGGATGCCAACAAGTGCGAATATAAAAAAAGCAGGCAATCTGCGGGCGCTTGTTATCAGTGAAATTCAAATGGGTCAGTTTGACTATGCTTTGCGATTTCCTGAGTCTAAATCGGCTAAAAAATTTACATCTACGCGTATCGCGTACACATGGGCAGAACTCGTTAAGATGTGGCTAAATGCCAAGGAAGAGGACATATCCCAAAACACCATGGTACGCATTCTCGCCCAACTCAAAACAATTAATAAAATTATCGGTGATATGACCCCTATCGCCGATATTTCTCATAGCGATTTAATGAGCTACCGTAAAGAATTACTACGCGGCGAGACATTCTACGCTGATGGTAACAAACGGAAAAAAACTGGGAGAAGCGTCAATACAGTAAACGACTACATTTCTCTAGCCTGCCAGATCCTGCGCTACGCTCACCGTAGTAAATTTATCAAAGATAAACCGTTTGAATTCATCCCAAAGCTACATAAAGAACGAACAAAACCAGATCCTTTGATGCGTGATGAGTATGAAAAGCTAATAGAGTCTAATTCAGGACAAGACGCTAATATGTGGCAACTGGCAATCAATACCGGGCTACGGCATGGAGAAATTGCGGCCCTCGCTTGGGATGATGTAGATATCAAAGCGGGAATTATAAACATTAGAAGAAACCTGACGCACCAGGGTAACTTTGTGCCACCGAAAACTCATGCGGGAGAGCGAAGGATCACCCTACTCGCTCCAGCGTTAGAAGCCTTACGAGCCCAATTTACGATTACGGGACGTCTGGAAAAAACACCAATAGTTCAGCATTCAAGGGAATATGGAAAAACTGAAGAAAAAATGCATAGATTCGTTTTCCTACCTGGTTTGAACTACAAAACCCCAGGTAAATATTTTTCTTGTCAGTCAATAAGTGATCGATGGGATGCTGCTGTGAAGAAATCGGGTATTCGCCGTAGAGCACCTTATCAAACGAGACATACATATGCATGCTGGGCACTATCTGCAGGAGCAAACCCTTCTTTTATTGCAAATCAGTTAGGCCATGAAGATGCTCAAATGGTTTATCGAGTCTATTCTACCTGGGTACAAGAGTTTGATGCCGACCAAGTGAACATGTTGAATCTCAAGTACAGCTCTGCCCCCAATACGCCCCCGAAATAA